ATGTTCCACGGCTCACAGGTGTCCATTAGGGTGGTGTACTTGGGAAGGTGCAGCGCAATCCCCCTGGACATCGCTACACCTAGAAGGAACTCGACACACCCTCTACCCCGTTCCGCCTTGTGAACATGGGAATAGGTGAAGTCAGCCCCGTACAGTCTTATCCCGTCGTATTCCTTGTAGATGGCATAGGCCACCGCATAGGCAACCGTGCCATTGAGGTACGGAACACCTATGCAGTTAACGACTTCCTCTAGGGGATACTCCACAGCCCCCGGATACTCCGGGTACGCAGTCGAGGTCATGAACTTCGGGTGGTCTTTCAACCAACCCATCATCCGGTGGATATTGCGATTTGGTCTGCTCTCTTGAACCCGGCAATCATCCATGTGAAATAGGAGGTCATGCTTGATGACGCCTCCCATCGCATTTACCGTCCAGACTTCATCCGTGGGAGGAACACCGCCCTTATCCGTACAATCCTGAATATAAGACGCAAAGCTTCCGCCCTGCGCCACGATGGACACAGTTTTCATGTAGCTCCCGTTAAGGTTGGCTATTTGGTGCCGGTAGCCGCCGCATCCCATTCGTGGAATACAGTAGCCTTGACGTTCGTAAACCCTGCCGCCTTGAACGCTCCTGAAAGCGTCTCAGGCGTGTAGCCGAAGCGATGGGCAAACCTGTATGCGCGTTCGCCCTTGTCGCGCTCTATAAGCCCCTGGTGGCCCCATATCATGTCTGCCGCACACACCTTACCCCCCGGAGAGTCGTAAAGCGTGTCGTAGAGCCTGCCTGATGATATGTACTCTCCCAAAGCCCCCACGTTGGGCACGATGACAAGGGCCATCCCCCCAGGCTTAAGGACTCTCCGAAACTCCCTTAACGCCCTGACCCCATCGTGGTAGGTCACATGCTCCAACGTGTGAGACGTGTAGACAGCATCCACACTGTCATCATCCATCTGGATATCTAGCATGTCCCCGATAAGGTCCGCTCCGCATTGAGGGTCTGCGTCGAAGCGGATTTCTTCCCATCCTTTCCATAGGTCGGGAAGCGGGGAGCCTCCACAACCGACGTGAAGTATCTTCACTTGCCCTTTTTCTTCTTGCCTTTGCAGCCCATTAGTTCGCCCTCGGTTTGACTTCTTTGATAAGCCCCTGCTTGTTCCGTACCACGTCGTATTTGGTATCGCCTACCGATACACCAACGATAACACCGTCCTTGCGGGTCACGGAGACGGTCTTAGGGGCTTCTTCTTCCTCGTCGTCATCTTCTTCCGGCTCGGGCCATTCAATCGCTGAAATAGCCTCTGAGATGTGCTGACGCACGCGTTCCTCGATGTACGCCTGCAATTCCTCCATGCTCGGAGGCTTCAGCGCATCCCGCAGGCGCATTTCGAGGTCGCGCATCTCCGTGACGATGATGGATTTCGCTTGGTTGGCAATCTCCCCCGTGAAGTTCCGGGTGAGAATGTCGGCAAGCGTGTTCTGGCTTTGGAGAATCAGCGCAGATAGTTCCGCCGTCGTGTCTCGTTGTGGCTGAGCCGCCATTACTTCGTGCGCTCGCAACAGGCTAAGCACTTGCGGCATTGTCTATCCCCTTAAGGAAGTCCATTACGCCCGTCTCGGCAGCTTGGTTATCAATGGTGATTCCCTTAGCCTCGCCCAATACCTTCAGCCGCTGTGCCTCTTTCAGCATGGAATCTGCATCAAGGTGTCGCACTTCGGCCTGTGCTTTACCGGCTGCGCTCATGGCGGCAAACTGCGCTTCCTGCTCTTTCAAAGACGCTTCCCGCTCGCGCATACGGGCCTCAAACATAGCCTTTTCTCGCTCAAACTCTGCCTTTTGCGCTTCAATCTGGGCGCGTGCCATCTTCGATTGCGCATCAGTTAGCATGGCTTGGCCTTGCGCCTTCAAGTTCTCAGCCTGCGCAACCATCATCGGGTCAGGCTGACGCGGCGGTATTGGCGTTTTGCTCGGGTTAATCAGGAATCTATCCGCCCCCTCAATGCCGCTAGATTCAATCATCTCGGACACAGCGGCGAAGATATGCTCGGGGTTGACCATGCCGAGCGCCATGAGCTTTTCCTGCATCGCGATGATTCCCATCAACGCTTGCATCTTCTCTTGCTTGTTCTGCGTGCCTATCCCAACGGTCGCCTTAAGATTCGTTCTTTCGCGCCATTCCGTTGGGTTAACGTTCGTCCAGTTGTTCCGAAGCTTGATGGCAAGGTCAGGACCGAAGTTCTCCCGAATCAACCTGTGGGCTTTTTTGATGACGGTTTTAACGCCCGTCTCGGCCATTAACCTAATAATCAGTTCAAGCCTCTGAGAAGCGTGGTCGAGGGCTGCGGTAAACGCGCCCATAGTCGATTCTCGGAGTACAGAAGGGTCGAGGGAGACGTTAGGGTTCACCCCGGTACGGAGCATTTTCTGCTCATTGACTTGCTGAAGTACGGGCAGGATGTGCTGCGCCATCCCTTGAACTACTTCGGGGATGATGGCCCCAGGGTCACGGGTGGGCACAATCTCTGCCGCTGCGTCCAACAGGGCATCCATCGTCATGCTGCCCTCAAGCAACGCATTCTCGCCAACGTACTTACGCGGGACGTTAACCCGGTAGAGATTAGTCAGGAGTTGTCTCATAAGGGCGCTTGAGACTTCCTGAAGGTCGGCTACCGCATCCGCCAGACTCATTCCTGCGTGTTGGTGCGGCATCAGGATTGCGGACATGGCAACGAGGGGGCAATAGTCCCACTCGTCGTTCTCAAAGATTTCATCCCCGATACGAACTATTCGGCGCTTCTCGGCTATCCCGTCCCCGTTGTAATCAACGCAGGCGTAAACCTCGTCTACCTTGTACCTTCTAAGCGCCCCGTCATCATCGTCCCATGACGTTTCTTCAAACCGTTGGCGATTGCTCCGCTCGTCAGTCTCGATTTCATCCGCTGCGATGCTCTCAAGCCGCTTACGGTCATAGCCCATCTCAACCAGTTGGGAGAGGGTCTTATGAGTCCGGTGGCAGACAAACTCCGCATCGTCCAGTTCGATACTGGTCAGGTCGCCGTCTACGATGCATTCTTCTGGAGGAACAGCCTCAAACCGGAGGACCGGAGACGTTTTGGTGACTTTCGCCTCAATGTCGTACAACTCCCCCATCTCCGTGGGGTAAGCCGTGCCTGCGACAAGCTCGACGCCTTCCTGCTCCGTAAGGCCGATGACTTGTTCGATGGTAAGCGCGCGGTAACGCTCCGTGGTCGTTTTCTCGACCTCATCCGCCCAGACTTTGCAGTAGCCATTGGGATACATGAGGCAGTCTTTCGCCCAAGCGTAAAGAGCCAAAAACCCATTCTCACGTTCAAAGAGCAGATGCCTTACAACGTCGGTTTCCTGGTCGGCGGCTTCCTCGTCCTCGGCTCCCTCGGGCAGAAACTCGACAGCCCGCGCAGTAAACACCTTGAGGATGCTGGGCATTGCCCACTCAATCGCCTCAAAGACCTCCCGCGTAACGACTTGGCTATGCCCTTCCCTTTCGTTGCCGAACTTCTCGCCAAGGTAGTAATTGAGGCTCTTTTGCCGCGCAGCAGATAGTTCCCCCCCGGATTCGTTAAGAGAGGCGTTAATCTTCCTCTCTATCCATTGGGCAAGCGCCAAATCATCCATTTACGTCATCCATTTGGTGCTAGGCCGGAAGGCCGGTTTAAGTTTCGCGGCCCTGCGCGTACTCATGTCGGGGTGTTTCGTCGCCGTCCATCCCCTTGTAGGGGAGTAACCTTGGGCAAACATCCTGAAAGCGTCTGCACCGTGCGACCACTGGTCATGCCTTGGAGTGGAACGAAACACCTGTCGCGATTCGTCCCAATCCTTCGCGTAGTTCTCCAAACAGCGAATCCCGTAATCGGCGCGGACTTCATCGAACCAACACGAAGGAAGCTCTTGCCTGACCAGTTCGATACCTTCCTGCACCGAGCCAATCCGGGGAACAACCTTGATGGGCCTCACTCCCAGACGCTCAAGAATCTCGCGCCGGTTGTCGTTGGTGCTGAGCTCAGTGACTTCCACGTCATGAGGAAGATAGTGGTCCCCGTAGAGATACCCCTTTTCCTTCAAGACGCGGGCGAAGTGGTCTAGACCCTCTCCGTTGGTTTCGTAGTAGTCAATGAACCTTCGCTCAAGACCTACTTGCTGCATGAACCAAATCGAAGTCGAATCGTTGCGCCCCAAGTCCCAAAATGTGTGAACAGGCACCTTCGATTCAATCGGAATCCGGCAGATTCGCCCTTCTTCTCTGGCCTTGTTAATCAAGTCCCCGTAATAGGTTCCCTTGATGGCTGCTGACCACGAACACTCGAACTCCTGTTGATACAAGTCCTCGCTCATGGAGGCTCTTGCAGCGGCTAGTTCGTCCGGGTCGATAATCCCCGTCTCTGAGGCCCTGTGAACCTCTACAAGCCAGTCCTCGTTGTTCCGTACATCCATGTACAGGTCATGGAAGTAATTACGCCCCTTGGGCGTCCCAAGGAACAGCACGGCCCCCATCCGGTCAGCAATGGCGGGGCGGATAATCTCGGGGAACAATGAGGGGCTGATCTGCGCCACCTCGTCAATCACTACGCCGTCAAAGTACAAACCCCGGAGACTGTCCGGGTTATCCGCGCCAAACAGTTGAATCCGCGCCCCTCCGGGTAGATCGACCCGCAATTCCGCCTGATTGAACTCTGCCCCCGGTATGGGTCGGCAGTAGTGTTGCAGGTAATCCCACGCAATCGACTTGGCTTGCCGGTACAAGGGGGCAATGTACGCGCCCCTTGGCCGATCATGCGGACAAGTCATGACCCACTTTATAAGCTGATTGATCGCGAGAACGGTTTTTCCCGCCCTTCGGTGGATTACCAGCAAGTTAAACCGCTTCAGCCGTTCGTGAATCGCCCGTTGTAAGGGGCGCGGCTTATAGGGGATGGTTACGATTCCCATCGAATCGTGAGTTTCCCGCTCGTTCCATCACCACCGGACAGCGTCATGGGCAGAACTTTTCCAAGCAGGCTCATAAAGGCGGTCGGGTTCTCGTCCGCTTGCCTTGCCAGGTACTCAGTCCCGCCCTTTTCCGACAACGCATCAAGGATCATCTGCCGCAGTTCGCCAGTGACCTTGTTTGGGGTGCCTTTGGTTCTCCCCCCCTTCTTTGGCATACCAGCATAAAACCCGCGTGCTCGCTTCTCTGTCATACCGCGTGCCTCCATGACCACTGTTTACGCCCAACGTGCGCGACAGCCTTGGACGCATCGTGATCCACCCAGACCTTGAAACCCGCTTCCCGACACTTGCGGAAAAACGGTACGTCCTCGGTGCTGTACCCGGAATCCTTGTTCCAGGTTGGCAGGAACCACGGCTGCGGCACCTTCCTGAACACATCCGTTGAGAGAATGGACACGCCGAACCCGTTGGCGGCGACTTCCTCCACCCCGGTACTGTCTGCCGTTGTCCGCACCCGCGATCCATTCAGCCCAATCGCCGTGAACGTATCGGCGGGTTCCTGCTTGACCATGTAGTTAACGGTCACAATGTCCAGCCCAGCGTGAGCGCGGGCCAACAAGCGGGGTATCACCGCTTCGCTAAACACCATGTCATCATCAATGAAGCACAGGTGAGTTGCCCCGCGCTCCAAAGCGGTTTCCCCGATGGTTTCCCGGTTTTCTATCCAGTTGCTTCCGCACGTTGTGGATAGCGCCCATTCAAAGTCAAACGGGGGCGGTTTCTTTGCCAGCGCAACGCACGCATTGGACAGAGAATAGGCAGCATCAATCGTCACCATCCCGGCAGTCGGGATGGCGATAAGCAGTTTTATCATGCGATTACGGCTCCCTTGCGGGTTGGCCGCTCAGAGTCAAGCGGGGGCGGAATAGGTCAACGAGGAAATGCTTACCGTGTCGCCTACGCCAACGGCAAGCGACGATAGGTTGATGTCGCTACCAGAAGTCGATACGGCACCGTAAAAGACCGGATTTCCGTTAGAGTCCTTAACGACAAACTTTGCGACGGTACCACCTGTTGCGCTGGTGTCGCTGGTAATCGCGCTAGCCGTAGCCGTGCCGCCTGTCGCCGCGCCGAATGCAGGGTCGCTAAAGGTCAGCGTAGCAACTTCTACGTTCCCCGAAGTCTGGAACTCCAAAGTGCCCGCGCCTGCGCCTGCATCAATCAAATCTACAACGTAATCGGCCAAGCCGTTACGAACCGCTGTCGGATGCGTTACCGCCATGTCCTTTTACCTCAAAAGTGATGTCAAACTCGCTTCTAACCGTGCCATCGGGCTTGATGACTTGCCCAATGGCCCTAACCTGGGCTACGCCACTAGCGCAAGAATTAGGACTAACTCCTCGTCCTCGCGCTGAATCCTCGCAAGCATTTCCTGCTCGCGCTTCTTCTTGAGCCATTCGTCCACCTCGTCTCGTACTTTTCGCTCGCTCAGGAGCATTTTCCGGCTACCGCCGCCACCCGTGTTATGGGCGGTTTGTGGCGCTACGTCATAGCCGTATACCGTTGCGTCTTGTGCTGTTGGGGAGCCCGTCCCCGTGATAACCCGAACACCAGCACCCGCAACCGTTGCCGATTGGGCGGATACTGCGCCGCTCGACGTGATTTCACGCTCTGCCGTGCCTGCGACCGTGGCGGATTGCGCGGCAGGCGCGCCGCTGCCGGTGACGATGTTCCCAATCTGGCCGGTTCCAACAACCGTAGCGGATTGGGCGGTTGGCGTTCCGGAACCCGTTACCTCGCGTTCAGCGGTCCCCGCTACCGTGGCGCTTTGCGCAGAAGGGGTGCCGGAAGCGGTGACTGTCCGTGTAGCCGTCCCTGCTACCGTTGCACTCTGCGCCGACAAAACCCCGCTGCCGGATATCCCGGCAGATACGCTCCCCGTTCCGGCTACTGTCGCATACTGGGATACAGGAGCGCCGCTACCTGTAATCTCCCGCTCTGCCGTGCCCGCTGCGATTGCGGCTTGTGCGCTAGGAGCGCCCGACCCCGTGATAGTCCGTGTAGCAGTACCAGCAACGGTTGCGCTCTGTGCCGCAGGGGTTCCGCTACCTGTAATCGCCCCGCCGCCTGCGACGTTGAAATAGAGGATGCGGCGACCCTGAAAAGCCGCGCCGGGGTCGCGCATCACCTCGCACAGATCGTTTAGAGGTAAGGCCGCGTCCCATGCGAGAAGATATCGATGAGTCGTTGACCTGGTTGTATCGTATGCCGTGCTAGCGTTCGCCCACCCGACTCCCACGCCGGGATAGGCTCCGGTCACGTCAAGCGGTGAGCCTATCCCCGTGCCGCTATACAGCGTGGCCAGATTGCTTCCGTGCAGTCCCAGGATTGTCGTGGTCGTTCCGTCATGAGTAACCCCGACAGTAAGCGGAACGTCTCGATACGCTTCGTAAAAATCCCCGCCAACGGTCAACGGCGAGCCGGAGACGAACCCAATCAACTGAACCGTATCGCCGCTTAACCTGAACTGGAAGCTCCGCTGGCTAATTGAGTAAGAGTCTGCCGTGAGAAAATGGTTTTCTAGGGAGTTGAAATCGTTGCGCCGAAATCGGCATACAATCGTCAACCGCTGCGGCGAAAACGAACCCGGCGGTAGCTGGAACCCCGCGTTCCCGCTGGGCATCCCGAAACTGCCAGGGCCAACCGCGCCATAAAATGCCGTAGGGCTTACACCGCGGCTGCGCTCCCGCAGCGACGTGAAGTCATAGGCCAGTCGTAGACGATCTCTGAGCGGTACGTCTAGTTGCCCCGGCAGGATCAATGCAGTCACGGATTACGCGCTCGGCGTCAGAGTGTAAGGCGTGATCTTGACGTAGATATGCGACGCGCTGCCCGTGATGGTCTGCCCGGTCTTGTTCTCGATGTAGAAGTACGCCTTCTTGATCCCCATCAGGTCGATATTGATCGAGACGCGCTGTTCTTCGTCCGTGTCGTAGATGGGGAATGCGCCCATGAAGCGAGCAGACTCCACGTCGGAACTCGTTGGCGCGGCCGTATCATCACTGGTGCTGTCCGTGTCTTGCAGCACCGCGTAAAGGTTCACGGTCGAATTGTTCGTCGGAGCGGCCCCGAACGTGCCGGGGTTGTTGAACACCGCGCGCGCATACGGATAAAGCTCGGTCGAGTTGTCCAGCAACGCCGAGCCGCCCCCAACGCTGTTGTTCGTCAGGTCTGCGGTAAGGTCGATGACAGTCGTGGTCGTAGATGACCACTTCATGATTGCATCGTTGGCCATCGCTTAGTACCTGTTCAGCGCGTTCGACACGTCATCGAGCGAGATGTTGCCGCTGTAGTTCAGTTTCTTCGCCGTGACCGTGTTCGTGGTCGCGTCAGCGCCGCCCAAATACACCTCGCCCCGCGTGGCCTTGCGCGTGCAGGCTTGCAGCACCGCGACGGCATCCGTAGTGCCCCACACATCGGGAACGACTTTGCGCATCTTCTGGCGCGAGAAGTTGATGGGCGCGAACTCCAACAGCAGCCGCCACGCATCGCGCTTGCCGGGGTTCACTGCGTCGAACTTCGTCACGTCGGTCGCCTCGAACAGATCACGCGACCCCATCGCCTCGTTCCACGCATCCACCGCGCTCGCGTCGTTGCACCACTCGGTCAGCGCCACGTCGTTACGGATCGCCAAGGCGGCGACCACGGTTTGATCCGTCTCGGCTCGCAGCGCGGTCGCGAGTGTTTGCAGTTGTGCATTCTTCAGCATATCGAATCCCTCAAATCACCAGCGCCACAACGAGCGCAACCACCAGCACCGCAACCACCGCCACCGCGAGGTGCGCGAAGCCATACGGGCTAGCCCGCGTGGCCTCAGTCACAGCGTCCATGACCTTATCGTGCGAGTCGCCCTTCAGTGCCGTTTCGGCAGCGTCACGCATCTTGCCAATCTCGCCCTGCATCTTGTCGATGTTCTTGGCGAGTCCGTCCTTGTCGCCTGCGTGTTCCTTCTTGTCGCGGGCCATTAGAAACCCTCCGGCCTTGCAACAGACCGAACCAGTGCCATGATCCCCTGCTGAAGCTCAGTTTGCCCGATGCTTACCCATCGTTGATCTACACCAGTCTCCGCAAGGTTGCGCAACTCTACAATCAACTCACTAAGTGCAGTTCCGTGCGCTTTGATGCGGTTCATCAACGCGACTTCAGTTTCGGAAAGTTGCCTGTATCCTGTGATCTTTGGTTGAGTGAACGTTTCCATCACGAAAGCCTCTCCAGAATCTTTTTGGCCACCGGATCGCCCAGCCACGCGAGCAGGCGCAGGTGGGC